ACAAGAGTATCCGTAGGAATTGACTTTCCTTTTGGTAGAGTTGGTAATGGTGATGGATATTTTAAAGCTACAAAAACTACAATCGAAGCTGTGAAAAATAATATCAGATTACTTTTACAAACTGAAAGAGGTGAACGAGTTTTTCAACCAAACTTAGGTATGAATTTAAGGTCACTTTTATTTGAACAGATGAACGAAGATTTAACAATACGAATAGAAAATAATATTGTGGATACATTTCAAAGATGGTTACCATTTGTAGAGTTAAGAGACATTCAAGTAAGTCGTAGAGACGATTTAAGTCAAGTAGATATTAAGATAGATTTTAATATAAAAAGAGCACCTAATTCTTTAGATAGTGTTCAAGTTTCATTTAGTGGTTTAGGAGCTGGTGATTCAGCAACACAAGAAACTGGTGGAGTATACTAATGGCGTATTTAGAAAAACAAAAAATATTACCAACAAACATTAATTATACAAGTAAAGATTTTAGTACGATTAAAAAAGATTTAATCGAATATACTAAGTCTTATTTTCCTGATACATATAAAGACTTTAATGAAACATCTCCTGGTATGATGTTGATAGAGTTATCAAGTTATGTAGGTGATGTACTTTCATATTATATAGATTATAACTACAAAGAAAATCTATTAGCAACGGCAACAGAGAAAAGAAACATCCGTAGATTGGCTGAGTTTCTTGGATATAAAACTCCAAATAAAACACCATCTGTTGTTAGATTAAAAGTAGAAACAACTATTAATGCCGATAGTACAAGTGGTGCTCCACTTTACGGAGAAGCTCCATCTTCAATAGATAGTGGATTACAGATTGCTTCGAATGTAGACTCTGAAGTTGTTTTTGAAACGACTGGTGAAATAGATTTCACATCAAGTGGTTCAGGCGATCCTAAAATAAGTGCACCATCACTTGACGACAATGGTGAAGCTAGTTCTTATACCTTAACGAGATATGTTCGTGCTGTCTCAGCTAAAACTAAAACTAAATCTTTTACTTTGACAAGTCCAACTAAATTTTTAGAATTAGATTTAGGTGATGATGATGTTGTTGAAATTTTGAATTGTATAGATTCATCAGGACAAAAATGGTACGAGGTTGATTATTTAGCACAAGAAAAAGTATTAAAACAAACTCATTATAGTGATTCTTCAAGTGATACAATCTCAGGACTTAGAAGTAGTGCATATGACCAAGGCACAGCTACTGATGACTTATCACCAATTCCGATTCCATATGTTGCTGAGTATATAAAAACAAATAAAAAATTTACAACTAAATTTGATGAAGATTCACAGACATATAAGGTACAATTTGGAAATGGATTATTTAGATTTAGTAATTCTGGCTCACAAGTAGATCCAGTTGAACAAGCTGGTGTGACCATAAATGGAACTAACCTTGCTGATATACCTGGCGCGATAGGTTCTACTACTGCAAATAATTTAAACTTGGGTGAGACTCCAACAAACACCACATTAACATTTACATATAGAGTAGGTGGTGGAGCTGATTCTAATATTCAAGTCGGTGAACTTACAAGTGTAAATAACCCACCAGCTGGTGTAAGTATAACTGTAACAAATGACGAACCAAGTGCTGGTGGTACGGATGGTCAATCAGTAGACGAGATACGGAACAATGCTTCTGCTTTCTTTGCTTCTCAACTTCGTTGTGTTACCAAAGAAGATTATACTGCTAGGATATTATCTTTACCACAAAAGTTTGGTAGTATAGCTAAATGTTATGTTGAAAGATTAGATGGTGGTACTCTTTTAGTGTCTACTTTATCTTACAATCAAGACAAACAACTCGTACAGACACCACAACTTGTTTTACAAAATCTAGCTACTTACATTAATCATTTTAGAATGATAAACGACCAACTTGATTTTGGATTTAATTTACAAGACACATTGTTTTCTGGTTACAAAATAAATTTTGGAGTTAGGTTTGTTGTAAATTATGACCGAAGATTTAACCCAACAGAAGTAAAGTTAAAAGTCATTAGTATCATAAAAGAATTTTTTAAAGTAGACACAATGCAATTCAGACAATCAATTAACATGAATGATTTAGAATATAGAATATTAGGAATAGATGGTGTTATTGGTATTAAAGAATTAAAGTTATTTCAGAATGGAAATGACTCTTACGCTAGTGGTAGAAAATTATATTACTATCAGGCAGATGGTGATGTGTATGTGGGTAACGATAGTAGATATGGATTTGAATATAATTTTGATAATGCCTTACAAGATGGTATATATAGACCATCTGTTACTCCAGCAGTATTTGAGTTAAGAAACCCTAACCAAGACATATATGGAAAAGTGATATAATGCATAGATATTTTTTTACAACCAAAGATGCCTTTATTAGTAGTGGTTCAAATGACATTACGGGCGAAGATTTTAAAGATAAGAACACAGGACAAGATGAGATTCTTGAGTTAAAGAAAGTTTTCTTTGATAGAGAATTTGCATATCCAACTCGTGTTCTTTTACAATTTGATGCAAGTAAAATAGAGAGTTACATCAGTTCTTCAGTTTTACCAAATACTTACAAGTTAAATTTGAGATTATATGAGACAGAAGGTACAAGTGGTTTAAGTGAAGATTACACTATTGCTGCTTACCCACTTTCTGAATCATGGGACGAGGGTACAGGAAAAGAATTAGATGTTCCAAAAACAATAGAAGGGTGTAGTTGGAAATATAGACAGAATTATGATGGTGCCTCTGAAATAGAATGGACAACACCTGGCGGAACTTACATAGCTGGAGATGAAGTCACTCAATCTTTTTCATCCGAGTCACCTGATATTAATATGGATATAACTTCTATCGTTGATAAATGGTTTAATGGAACAAATAGTAACTATGGTTTATTACTAAGATTTTCTGGTAGTAGAGAAACAACGAGTAGTAGTTTTGAAGATGTTAAGTTTTTCTCAAGACAAACCAATACGATATATTCTCCAAAGATAGAACTTAAGTGGGACGACCATATACCAGCAACTGGTTCAAATACAGGTAGTTTAACATCTTTAGATGTTAGTGGTAATAGTGAAAACTATTTATATCCAATACATTTTAGAGAGGCTTATAAAGAAAACGAAACTGTTAAGTTTAGATTTGGTGCTCGTAAGAGGTACATACAAAAATCATTCTCTACATCAGTTCAGACTGTAAGTGGTAGTTTTATACCACATGGTTCAGGTTCTTATTCTATTATAGATATGGCAACAAATGAATCAGTTGTTCCGTTTAGTTCTTACACAACAATGAGTTGTGATTCAACTTCTAACTATTTTAAACAAGACCTAAATGCCTTTGAACCTAATCGTGCTTATAAAATTCTGATAAAGGTTAATCATGACGATGGTCAAAAGATAATATACGATAACGATTTTGAATTTATATTGAGGACTTAAAATGTCTTATCATAATAAAGGTAGTAGTACATCTCAACAAACAACTAGCACAACAGGTCAACAAGATACTGTTCAAAACACAACTGTTCAGAATACGACTACTACACAAACTACGACTCAACAGACAGAACAACAAACTACGACTACGACTCAACAGACAGAACAACAAACTACGACTACGACTCAACAGACAGAACAACAAGATACAAGTACACTTACTGGTACTGCAACTATGATAACTGGTGATAATAAAATATGGCAAGTTACCAATTCTAGTAACAATGCTTTTCTTAGTTTAGTTCAAGCTGGAATGATAGTAAACTTGTCCTCTGAAGTCTACAATTATTATGGAACTGATACAATAGATAGCATTAGTTCAAATGTTGTAATGTTACAGAATGGAATTGAAGGTGCTACTATTGGAGCTGAAGTTAATTTTGAAATAGATTTATCACAGATAGAAGAAACATCTGAAGAAGAATTTGATACCTTTATAAGTAGTGAGGAAGCAGAGGGTGATGTTTCTGAGACATCATCTGTTGAAGAAGAGGAAAGTGAAGAAGAGAGTGAAGAAGAAACCGAAGATGAGCCAGACACTAATCCAATAGTAGATGTTGGATTACAGGCAACTGAAAATGATAATTTTTATTTTTTAAGTAATCGTGATGAACAATATGTAGGTTTATATCATAAACATCAAGATGGTACATTAATGATTGGTGAGGGTGTTCTTGGTGTTACTCATGAATTAAATCCTGATGAAATAATATTTAAAAAATTTACATATGAGACTTTACAAGAAGTTCGTGAAATAGTAAGTGACCTTTTTTATAAATTGTGGTTTGAAGATTATGGCTTAACAAGTGAACAAATTTTATCAATGCAGACTACAATCAGAGATGGTATAAAACAAACAGGTCGTGGTCAAGATGAACCTCTTGTTTTTTATAAAAAAGATAGAAATACTTTAGAGAATAGACAAGATTTACAAGGTGATGCATTTGAAAATATTTGTCAAAATATTTATGACAATACCATACCATATGAAACTCTTTCAGAAAATTTTGGATTTTTAGAACTACCTGAAATTGCTTATTCTAGTCCATACGACTCTCCATTAGGACCTGGAGAATATTGGAAATTAAAACAATATGTAATGAGATACACAAATGGTGGTACTGTAATCGATATAACTATCGCTGAAGAAGCAATAAAGTATTATGATGAAGACTTACTCATTGGTGGTGAAGAAGAATCTTTAGGAGGTGGGTAATGGCTGCAGTTGTAAGAGAACGATTTTTTGTTAATATTTTAAATTTAAGTCAATTAACTAAACCTATTCAAAATAGACAACGAATAAATCCTGAAAAAGCTAACGAAGTATTAGATACTAATATATTTGAATTGTTACCAGCTCAACCATCGAGACAAGATGATATAGATAGATTTTTTAGAGACTTTAATGATTTGATTGGTCCTAAACCAGGATTTATTGATGTAGACGGAGATGGTGCAGGAGAACAACCTATTAATTATGAACAAGATGAGTCGATACGAATAACGGCTGACCAACCAACTCCGACTGCTTTTATAGCAAGATTAGATTCACAAGTAGTTGATGATTCTAATAATCAAGGTAAGACACTTGAGTCAATGAGAAATAAACTTAACACTTATCTTGGTGATGTGGATAATGTTATTGAAGATATGGAAGACCAAAGACCATTATACGAAAATGTGTCAGAAGGTTTTTTAAAAATAAGAAAACCAAATCAGGCGATAATATTAAGGTCGCCAGATGATAGTCAGTTAGAATTTCAAAAAGAAGTCGATGGTCAAGTTTATATATCAAGCTTGGGTGGACTAACAGATGTTACTGGTCCTTCTTACCTTGTCGATGGATTTACCATAACCATGTGGGTTAGGTTTTTAAGTAAAACATCAGAAGGAACTCTTTTTAATTATGGTAACCCTCTTTATCCTGAAGGAAAAGGTGGATTTAGATTAGATACCAAAGTTAACACTTACAATGATGAAACTTACAGATATTTTAGGCTTAGTGTTTATGATAACATAGAAGAAATTAATGGTATTGAAGATGGTGATATGAACTTTAGAAATACTCTATTAAGAGACAACCATCATGGATACACAGGTCCTGGACCTAACTTGGGACGAGTTAGTCAAAGAACTATTAGTAATCAACATGATGCAATTCATAATGCTTTTCCTAATATACCAATCGATGATTTAGATGAATGGTATTTTATTTGTGCTACTTATAATCCTAAAATAAATGAAAAAAATTATGTTCCATTAGAGGGAGGTGAAACTGATTATAGTTCAGAAGACCATAGATACAGTCAAAATTTTGGAGCATTTGCTAATAAAGATTATTGGTTAAATCATCTAATGTATGGTGGTGTTACCACTATAGAAGAGAATGAACTATTTCAGTCATTTGCTGTTGGTACTTTAACTGGCGCTAGAACATTACAGATGTCAAATAAATATAATGGTGTTACACTTGCTGTTTTTAATGAGATTAATTCAAGATTTGACCAAAATTTTGACTCAGAAGATATAAACGGTCCTCAACTTATATTAAGAGACGATGATGGAAACACTTATACAATGGAATGGAAGATTTTTGGTAGGCAAAGTAGCGGAGGACCTGAAGGAGAAGAGAGAACCTATACTGGTTATTTTATAGGACCAATGTTTGACTCTGGTCAAGAACAGGCAGAAGACCTTTATCTTGAAACTTATGGAGCTGGACCAGTTCAAGTTTCAATATCCATGAGAAATAGTCAATTAGTTCCACCAAGACCATCGGACTTAACTACTTCATATGATCAATTTATAAATAATTTTGAACCTACCAATCAAAATCAAATCGTTGCTAATAGTGGAGAAGGTGCTAAATGTAAAGTAGAAATAATAGGTCGTTCTGAATTAATAAGAGCTCGTGGTTACAAATTACCTGAAGATGATTTGGTCATAGAAAATGAATTTGCTACTATGACTACAGAACAACAAGATGATAGTTTTGAATATGATGGACCTATAGATGCTGGAGATCCTGTACAACAAGAAGAAGAACAACAAACATTTGCTGGATAGGAGATTTTGATTCAATGGCAAAATTTACTACAGTAGAAGATTTATTCGACTATGTACGAAATAGGCAATCTGTAAAGATAACAACAGGAACACCTACAAGTATTGCAAATGGTGGTACACCTGAATTATCAGTAGAGACACCAGAACAAGGTCATCAGATTGTTTTTAACAATCCTTATAAACAAGGTGGAGCAAGTGGTGAAGTAGTACAAGACTATGATGGTAGAATTAAGTTGGGGACTTTTACTCTAAATGATAGAGGAGATTGGCCGGATGTTAATTATAATCCAACAACACTTTCACCATACTTGTCTGGTGATAAATTAACAGTACCGACCAGTATTGTAAATGGTAATGATGGTGAGTTATTGTATAAGGTAGATAAAACCGATTCTACACATGCTGCATATTCACCAACTTGGTTGTTCTCAATAGATGCTTTACCTTTTGTAATAGATAGTGGTAATCAAGACGAGATAATACACCTTGATAGATATTATGATAAAAAAATAAATCCAAGAGAATATAACTTAGCAACAGAAGGTAAAATAAAGTTTTACATATACCCAAGAATGGAAGGTAGAAGAAGAAATACTCATTATCCTTTTATTGAACGAAATGTATTTACAGGTGCAGATCCTGAAACTCAAAGGGGTGGAACTAATAGATTTAATGTATATTCAAAATCAGGACCTAATGCTGAGGGTGAAGGTGGATATTATTTATTCAAACTA